TGGAGTGTGCCGCCCAGCCTATTTGCTGACGTAGTTGAAGAAGACCTAACGAAGCGAGTTCGAACTATTGCCCTCGCAATGCTTCAAGAGATCGTGCTGCGTTCTCCTGTTGATACCGGTCGGTTCCGAAACAACAACATAGTCAGCATCGTCAGCCCCGTTTATGCGTCCACGGTTGAGACTGATGCCTCTGGTGCAGGGACTATCTCCCGCGGCGCAGCTGCAATGAGCGGCCTTGAGCCTTATACGACGGTATTCATTCAGAACAACCTCCCTTACGCGCAAAGGCTTGAAGATGGTCACTCTAAGCAGGCGCCTCCAGGCGGAATCTACGCAGCCTCATTCCACGGCGTATCACAGGCGTTCAAATAATGACCTTTGAGCAGATCCGCAACATCATCACCACGCGAATGACTCAATGGACTGGAATCCCTGCAAGTGATGTTGATTACCCCAACTCGCCGCAGCCCTTCAATCCTGCTGGGCGGGCGATATGGGCGCGATTGGCGGATATTCCTGCGCTGTCCTCAACCCCTGAAATTGGCTTAAGCCCGAAGGTGCGCCGTACAGGGTTGATCGTCGTTCAACTGTTTGTCCCGAGTTATAAGGGCACGCTGACCATTACGCGGGCCGCAGACGCGCTCGTCCAGCACTTCGAGTTTTTCAGTGAAGCTGGCTTTGACTGCTACGCGGCATCGGCTACGACTGTCGGCGATGACGGCAACGGCTGGTATCAGGTCAACATCCAAATTCCTTACCGGGCCTACTGAGGTCTCTGGAGAGCATCAATGCAAAGCAATGACTACGTACCTGGTATGGCCGGCCTAATGGTCAACCTGAAGACGGGCGAGTTCGAACTGAACAGCTCCAAACTACAGGTGGGGATGCTTCCAAGCGATCCGCAGCAGATCACCATCACAGCCGGCGAGTGGCCCGACAACGAACTGCCCTCCAATGCAATCGAGCGCTATGCCTTCATTGGTGCCGAGCTGGAGAAGATCCCGGCAGATTTCCGCGAAAGTGCAGAGTTCACGACAGAGGACTTCTCGTTTGATCGTGATGGCTCCGACTACCGCACCACGCTGACCTATGCTCGCCAAGAAACTCAGGATGAGGCCAAGGCTCGTCATGAGAAGACTAAGGCGGCTGGCACGCGCATCAGCCTGGTAGGCGGTGTTCTGAGCATCTCGCACGATGGAGTTCTGCGCACTCAGATTGACGGCGTGCAAAGGGATGAGAAGCCTGCTCCGTTCATCATTATCGATGGTGTCATGTACATCAACGGTGCTTGTATCAAGGAGGCTTCGATAGAGGGAAGCCTCCCCGTGATCTATACGCTCAAAGCCCGAGCGCTCAACGGTTATTAACCTAAACCCCAGTTTGAAAGCAGGCCGCCATTGGGCGGTTTTTTTACGCCTATCGATAGGAGAAGCACCCAATGAGTTCAGGCGCCAAGAACAGAACGGCCTACGTCGAAGAGGTGACGCAGGGCGTGACCCCGGCCATGGGCTGGAAGGAATTGATCCGAACCTCTTACGGTCTCGGACCTAAACAAAACACCGCCGAGAACAATGAGATCTCGCAAAACCGGATGAGCCAAGGCACTACCGCGACCACCGTTGATGTTGCGGGCGAAATCGGCATGAAGTGGCGCTACGGCGGCGCAATTGATGACTTCCTCGAATCCTGCTTTGGTAGCCGCTGGGCGGGCGATACGCTGACCATGGGTGATGAGCGCATCAGCTACTCGGTTGCGTCATTTGCAAGTGANGTGCTGGTGTCCTCAATTGCGCGNGGCGCACAGGTCGGCAGCATGGGCTTCACGTTCGGCACCGACGACGACATTACCGTCGCTGTGAACCTGACGGCCACGGGCTGGGCNGGCAAGGTTGACGCTACGCCTTACTTCTCAGCAGCAGCTCCGGAAGTAGGCNCCGAACGCTTCAACTTCAAGGACTTCACCTCCTTGACCCTGGATGGCGTTGAAGCAACGCCCGGCAGTGGCACCTGCATCAGNGCAATGGATCTGACGTTCGATAACAACGTACAGACCCAGCGCTGCATCAATAACGGCGCCTACATTGGCAACGTGATCCCGACAACCTTCACCGCGAATGGCTCCGTCACAATTGCCTGGTCTGCCGCCTCTTACGCGCTGTGGATCAAGCAGCAAACGGGCGGCGCCATCGCCCTGAGCTTCACCATTGAGAATGGCGAAGGCAGCTACACCATCACCTTGCCAGAAATGGAAGTTAACGGTGACTGGCCGGACGGCTCAGCAACTGATGTGGTCGAGGTGACCCTGAACGTCTCCGCGCGGCGCATCCCCCCAACGATCACTCGCAAGGCAGCCGGTGCTTAGTCCGCCGACCAGCCAAGTACAAAATTAACCACGGGTAGCCGCCTGCAACTGGGCGGCGAAGGATCGACATGGCATTTATTCTCAAGAAAAAAGACGTGATGGACACCATCAGTACGCGATGGATTGAGCCAGCGCCGGGTTTGCGTTTGCTGATTGGTTCGACGGCGCGTCCTGGTTACAGCAGCGATTTCCGACAGATCCAGCGTCACTTGGATGCTGCAGCGCGTCAGTTGGGTGTCGGCACGGGCGACTTCGACATCCTGAAAAAGACTGACTACGACATTCCTGATCCGGACATGCTGTTTATCGACCTGGCCTGTAAGCACCTCATCCTTGACTGGGAAGGCGTGGCCGAGGCGGAAGACCCAGACACGCCCGCACCGTACACCCCGGAGCGTGGTCGCCTGCTGATCGAGCAGATGCCGGAGATTTACTTGCTCGTCCTGAGCACCGGCAACGCTATCGCATTGCGGCANCAGGAGCAGATCGCTGAATCAGTGGAAAAGCCGTTGCCGCCTACCGTTGGGCCGCGGAGTGGGCGGGTGCGGAAAACGAAAGAAAGCGTCAAGTCCGCGAAAGGCTGAATGTCGAAATCCCCGATCCGCCCGCAATGAGCTGGGTCACGTCAGAGATCATTGAGGCCTATTACGTCATCGGTCGTGGTCGGCAGTTTGTAGGCGCGTCCTGCTCGCCAATGCCTATCTCTGTCGGGATGATCAGCGAATACCTGAGCGTTCACCAGTCGAGCATTGATCGGCGTGAGTTCGATGCTGTCATCTTTGCTATCGATGATGAGTTTCGCGCCAAGTGGGCGCAGGAGGCAGGCAAGGATCCGAAAAAGCCGTCTCGGCATTGATCGCGCAAAGCATTTACTGGGATTGCTTCAGTTGACGTTATAGCTCAACGCTGCGTAAATAGACCTCATCTATAAGGAATGGGTGGTGAAGTATGCGTTTGGCCGCAGTAGCTTTGCTTGCGATGATGACGTCCGGATGCGCTACTAGCCCATCAGACCTTGCTAGGTTTGGGGTGGTTGAGCTTGAGTCGCAAAATGTTAAATCGCTTTCGATCACTCGCGAAGGATCAGCAAAAGCAGGAAGTATTCCAAAGTGTGTTGCGATCACAATACGAAACGACTCGGTCGCAATGACGCAGTCGAGTGGATATGTCGGCGCTTACACAGGGAGCTACTATCAAGCATCGAGCATTCGAGAGGTTAGCGGCGGATCAGTCACGCAATACGTGGCTCCTGATGGCTCGGAAGTCGTAGCGCGAGGGGAGGCAAAGTTCACTACTTCGCTTGTAGAGCGATCACTGCGCTACACGCTCAACATCAAGCAAGTGGCCAACCAGCGAACATATAAATTCACAGGGATTGAACAGGCTGGAACAACGAATGGTTATGGCTATCACAAAATAGCCGCTATGACTGGCACTGGTGTTGAGCAAGCGCTTGAATCTCTTAGTGCCATAGTTGATGAGCTTGAATACTGCATGAAGTAATCTATATAAAAACTAAAACCCGCACCTTGCGGGTTTTTTTTCGCCCGGAGAAAAGTAATGGCTCAGCAGTCCAGCCGCTTAGATGTAATCATTGATTCCAGGCTGGCCCAGCGGAATGGTGAGCANTTACGGATCACCCTCAATAACTTGAATGTCGTTGGTGATCAGACAACCCGCTCAATGAATGGCGCAGGCAATGCTGCTCGCGCCGCTGGTAGCGCATTCGCAGCTCTGGGCGCTGGGCAGGTTGCGCGGGAGGTCATCCGCCTGACGGATGCCTTCAAGTCGATGCAAGGGTCGCTTGCTCTCGTAAGCGCTTCCACTGGAGCAGCTTCACAGGCATTCAGCGAACTGCTCGGCATGGCCAACAATACAGGCAGCTCGCTTGAGTCGACCGTGGCCCTATATACGCGCCTTGCCAACGCAACGAAGGGTGTCGGATACAGCCAAGAGCAGCTGCTTAACGTAACTGATGCTATCAACAAGGCGTTTGTTGTTTCTGGCGCCACTGCGCAGGAGGCGTCTAACGCNGCTATTCAGCTTTCGCAAGGCTTGGCGGCCGGNGCTTTGCGCGGTGAGGAATTAAACTCCGTAATGGAGCAAGGTCCGCGCATCACACGCGCACTTGCTGACTATCTCGGTGTTACCAACGGTCAGATTCGAGCCATGGCTGTCGAGGGCAAGATCACCGCCGAGGTTGTAACTAACGCTCTGCTGCGCTCGCTGTCCTCGCTCAATGAAGAGCTGGATCGAATGCCGCGCCGTTTCGAGCAGGCATCAACCGCGCTAAAGAACAATTTCCTTGCAGCGGTTGGGCAGGTGGATATTGATCCTCTAATCAGCTCTGTCGATGCCCTGGCAACGTCACTCGCTGACCCCAAGGTAATTGATGGTATTCAAAGCATCGCCACCGGGATTGGTCAGGTCGTCGCTGTTGGGGGGGCCGGACTTAAAACTGTGGTGAGTAACACCGATGCCCTGATGGCGATAACTGGTGCCTACGCCGTCAAAGTTGGCGTTGGCTTGGCTAACTCTCTTTTTGTTTCCGCCAAAGCTCGCCTGGTTGATTTAGCAGCAACCAATCAACAGATCATAGCTTCGAAACAGGCAGAGGTTGCCTCTGCTGCTGAGGCTGTGGCAATGCAGAGCGTTGTGGTTTCCTCTACCGAGGCAGCTCTAGCTCGGGCTTACTACGCCAGGGCAGAGGCGATAGCCACATCGCAGTCTGAGCTGAATAGCATTCGCCAATTGAAGGCTGTAACGGCTCAGCTGGCTGCCGATAGAAGCCTTGAGATTCAAAGACAAAAGGCGCAAATAAACAACATCGGCTTGGCTGCCTCTCATACAAGGCTTGCAGAAATACGCACAGCCGAGGTGGCCATTACGTCTCAGCTAGCAGCAGCGGAAGCGAGACTTGCGGTTTCACGGCAGGCAGAGCTGGCCACTGGGGCAATTGTAGGTCAGCAGACGGCTGCTCTTAATGCTGCGCGCACTGAAGGCGCGGGTATTTTGGCTGCTCAAACAGCCGCTCAAAATGCACTGAATGCTGCCGAGTCAAGAGGTGCTGCTACCCGCGGCGCCGCGCTTGCAGCTCTTGGGGGGCCGCTTGGCTTAGTAACGCTTGGCCTCGCCGCCGCCGCTGGCTACATCTACTTCAGCAGTTCGGCTGATTCGGGCACGCAGTCGCTTATTGAGCAGAACCTCACGCTTGATGAGACAGTCGATAAATTTGACCAGCTCACAGCGGCTCAGCAGCGAAATCAGGCGTCGAAGTGGGCTGAGGCTCAAAAGTCAGCACTCGACGATGCTGCATCGTCGGCACGCAAGTACGCCAATATTGCGCAGGGAGCCTTAACGTCGTCTGGTGCGGCTCGCGTCGAGGATATGCGTGCTCTATCGGCAATGATTGCCGAGGTGGGCTCCGGCAAGAAGACGTTAGATGATGTGACGGTCTGGCTGCAATCCACTCAGTCTCTTGCAGGGGGCTTTAAAACATCGCTTGAGGAAATAGCAGCCGGCTATGACTCAAGCCTGCAAAGCGCTGCGGCGTACGGCGATCGCATTAACGCAGTTGCAACCGCATCCAATCAGGCAGCAGGAAGCACTGACCGGCTGGCCGCGGCACAATCCAAGGCCGGTGATAATCAAAAAGTAAGCGCCGCCGCCTGGGACAAGTACATCGAGCAGCTCACCAAGGCTCGCGACCTGATAGGCGCTAACGCTGCTGCCGAAGCCGAATACACCGCTCGCAAGATGGGGGCGGCGCCCGCGCAAATCGAAGAAGCAAAGCGCATTGCTACGCAGACGGATTTGCTGGGCAAGTATCAAGATGCGGTGCGGGACAGTAATAAGGCCGAGCAGGAGCGGCTAAAGGTTCTGCTCCTTGCGGCATTCTCCGCGCAGAAAGCGGCAGAGGATTCAGCGTCAGCTCAGCAGAAGGCCTTGAAGGATACTGCCGATGCAGCGGAGTTGAGTGCTAAGCGACAAGTAACGGCCATTGAAAAAGTGGCAAGAGCCTCTTACGCGTCGCTGCTTGTGAAGCCTGAGAGCGGGAATCAAAGTGGTTACGGTCTGCTAACAAATGGCGGAACCCCGCCGGAAGCCTCTACCCCCCAGTCAAAGTCGGCAGAGCAGCGCCTTCAGGACTTGCTTGAGCAGATCAATGCCGGCACCACGCCAAACAAGACGAAAACCCCGAAAGGTGACAGTGGTAAAAGCGCGCTAAACGCGGCCATGACTGCCTTCGATGAGCTGTACAAGAAGGCAGATCCGGCAGCTCAGGCGGTGCGTGATTTAACTGAGGCTCAAGAAAAACTACAGCTTGCGCTATCGAAAGGAAAAATCACGCAAGAGCAGTACGGCGTATCCATGG